GCATCAGACGGTTGACCACGCCCTGCGTGATATCCGTCGTGACGCCACGCTTCAGAGCCTGCATCTGGGCCGAGTCGGGAGCGAAGCCGGCCAGCTCGCCTGCCTTCTCAATCTCCTGCAACGCCAGTCCAGCATTGACCTGGTACTCGCTAGTCGGGACATCGCGGTTCTTGAAGTCTTCAATCGCCAGTTGTGCCCGCATCTGCGAGCGAGCCTTGGCCTCGCCGGTGGCATAGCCCTTGGCCTCGCGCTCATAGTGATCGAACAACTGCGTTTGCAGCGTCATCATGTTCCGCGCGATGACAGGTTGCAGCATCCGCTTCTGGGTGTCGTTGGTCGTGCGGTCAAGTGCCTGCTGTCCGAGAGCTGCCAGAGCCTCCTGCGTCGGCTGGAAGCCATCGACTGCCGTCTTGCCGACCGACCGCAGATAGCCGTTCTCGCCGCGCATCAACTGCGTGGCATTCGTCAGCATCCATGTGTCGGCTGCCTTGGCAGTGGCATCGTCAATGTCATCCTGAATCGCGCTGCCAAGGCGGTATGCGACATTGCCGGCCTGCGTCATGGCCTGACCAAACCGCACCTCCTGCTGCGCGGCAAGGTTCTCGGCGGTGGCTACCTGTGGTGCCTGGAACTGGCCGATGTCGCCGCCGACCTGCGGAGCGACCTGTGGGACGAATGTCGTGGGTACGGTTGGCATGGTCTACCTCATCAGAACCGTTGCGTTGACACACCGGACAGCAGTTCCTCAAGGCGACGATTGCGCGCCCATGTGCTGCCAATGTCGGCCGCGCTGCCAAGCAGGCTTGTGCCAAGCGCGAGGCCCGGATAGATCGTGCTAGCAGTCGCCTGCAAGTTCGAAGCCGAGATGTCCGCCATCGTGGCCCCGACGCCAATATTGAACGCCTGGAGTCTTGCCGCTTCCTGCGCCCGGACAGTCGCGGCATTGATCGACAGGCGGTCAATTTCCTTGACAACATCCATGCTGCCAAGCACCTCCGCCGGCGTACCTTCGCCAAGCGAAATGCCACGCGCAGCCATAGCAGCTCGAGCGCCGGCGCGGGCCTGACCAGCCTGCATTGCGTACCTGCCAAACTTCAACTGTCCCTCGCGGCCAATCTCTCGCGCCGAGTATTCGGCCATGCGCTGATTCACGCGGGCCATCTGCGCCGCAAACGCCTGATTCTGTGCCTGCATCTTCAGCTGGTTCTGCTGGCTCTGGGCCGCGTAGAACGAGCCGATGGCACCAGTCGCCGCGCCCATGATGCCCATGATCGGGCCAGCCACCAGCAATCCCTGCGCGAGACCTTCCATCCCGCTCATGCCGGCCGTCGCAGTCGATTGCGTGACCTGCTGCTGCGCCGACGCATTCAGGAATGCGTAATCCGGATTCGCCGTCAGCATGGTCGTGTCAAGACCTGGCGTGGTCGTGAATCCTGCGGTCGGGCCTGTAAGCGGTACGAATCCCATTGTCAGCCTCCTAGCACGACCTCGAGGGTGAGGCCGATCACGGACAGCGGAAGCGGATCCGACTGCCGAATGTAAATCTGCCCGCTCGCCGCCCACGACGGCGTGATGTCAACGTCCAATTCGTCTGTCTTGAGCGACGGCGGTGTTCCGTATGGCTCCGTAGTGCGCTGCTTCGCCTCCGTCAGCTTGTCGGTGCTTGGTCCGACAAAGACGCCGCTGGAGCGATACACCCGGATCCATGCCTTGTTGACGTTCTTGTACCGACCCTGACCAGCGCCATCGACATTCAACGAAATTGGCATGGTTTGCAGGTCGCTGTCGTATGGCAATCCAACATGGATCACGGTCGCAGGCCGGTCAATCGTCACGCTGCCAGCCGTCACGACCTCCTGCGGCATCACGGCACCATCCGCCAGAATGCTCACGGTCTTGCCATTGAGGTGCGACAACCCACTGACGGTATCACGTGCCCAGGCCCAGACCGTGGTCGCCACGCCGCGAAGTGCCACCGGCAGCGTAATGTCCGTGCGAGCCGACACCACCGTTCCGCTGGTGTAAGCGGTGATCGTCAGGCGATACTTGTTTCCGTTCGCGTCCGTCAGCACGATGACATCGCCGACATCGCCGGCAATGAACGTGCTGGCGCTTGCCGTGATCGTCAGGGTGTCGGCCGGCCCCCAAGTCGTTCCGCCAGTCACCGTCATCGTCACGGCCGTCGTGTTGGTTCCGTTGTACGTCAGGCCGCTGTCCACGAAGAAACAGTCCTCAAGGTCCGTCACCTCGCGCGTCGCGAATCGTTCGACATACCGCTTCGTGTTGCCGCCAATCGTCCGCTTGACGATGACATACACGGCATCCTCGTTGCCCTCTGCAACGGCCGTGCAAGACTCAAATGATCCGTCCGTGTCATGCCAGTGCCATGCGTTGACCTGCTGCTCCGGCACATAAGTCATTCCAAGCAGACGGCCATTGTCGCTCACAAACCACAACAGAGGATGCGGCGACTTGCTGTAGCACATGTCCACGATGTTGTAGGTGTCGAACAGGTGCGGCGCTCGCAGCGATAGGTCGCCAGTCACGAATCCGCTTGCCTGCCAAGAGTAGCCAAGTTCCCGCACATGTCCGCCCCGGGCCGCGCAGTAGATCACCGTGTTGTTCACGATGGATGGCTGCACATTGCTCGCGCCGATGTAAGACTGCGGACGCACGGAAATCGTTGTCGGCGTAATGACATCGCTGTTCACCGGACTGATTCGCCACTCGGCGGCGCTGGTGAGCGCTAGCAACTGCGTCAGTGGAACGATGTGCCGGATCGTGTTCGCCTCTCGAGCTGCAACGCGGAACTTGATTCGATCCGTGTCCTCGGTTGGAATCGAATACGACATGTCGCTTTCGGTGCCGCTGCGCGTCATCAGCATTGTCTGCGGCGCGTTGTTTGTGCCAGCAAAGATGCGGCGCTGCTCAAAGTACGACACCGCACCGGGATAGTTGCCGCTGCTGTTGAACACCGTGTCGTAGATGGGCGGCGTAATGCCCATGTCCGGTGCAATGTTCTCATCAATGATCGACGTGCTAGCGGTTTCTCCAATGAAACCGTACAGGCCGCCCTGAAGTTTGTAGACCCGATACCGGGCTGCACCAGACACGGCCGACCACGACAGCGTGACATACGTTCCAGACGTGCCGAAATCCGCATCGACCGATACGGATGTGCTTTGCTGCGACTCGCTTACCAAGTCTGAATCGACGGCCGTGACCACGTACGAATATGTGTATCCGGCTCCTGATCCCGTCTTGGTGGCTTCAACATAGCCGGGCGCGGACAGCGGTGCCGCAAATGAAATCGTTGACAGAACCCACGTCGTTGCACCCAGTCGCCGCAACTCTCTTGGCGCATGATTCGGATGCACCAGCGTCAGAACGTCAGCGGACTGCACGTAATGGATGTCGAACAGGTCCGACTCCGAATACGGGTTCGGAATCTCATACACGCCCGCCGGCAACGGATACCAATACGTTGCGTTCGGTGGCGTCTTGTTGATCGCCGTGGCGATGCAGTAATAGTTCGTCCCACTATGCGACACCAGTGACCCGACCGTGTACGGGAACGATGCCGTATGCGTTCCGCTGCCGGCCGTGGTGGTCACAACCGACACGCCGCTCGTCGTGGTCGAAATCTGGAATGCGTTCGTCGTAGCCGTGTTGACGTAGTAGATCGTGTCTGTGGACATGCCAGCCGGCAGTGTTCCCGTTGTCGTGAATCCGACAGCTGTTCCATTTGCGAGGCCATGCGATGCCCAGTTGATGATTGCCGGTGTGCTTGCCGTGTGGATCCCGGTGCCGGCAGTCGTGGTCGAAATGGCTGTCCCGCCAACACTCGCGGCGATGCGGAACGTATTCGTCGCCGGATCCACGATGTAATACGGTGTGCCCGTCGAAATGCCGACAGGTAACGACACGGTAGTCGTGAACGACAACTCTTGACCGCTGGCCTTGCCATGCCCGGTCCAGATCACCTGCGTAGCCGTCGAAGCCGTGTGCGTTCCAGACTGCGTTCCGCTGGTTCCGATCGCTGCACCGCCAGGCGTCAGCGCAACATGGAAATGGTTGGTTGCAACCGCAAGAACGTAGTACTTTGTGCCAACCGACAGTCCGGTAGGCAACGCGCCCGTAGTCGTGAACGTAACGACCGTTCCATCAGCGAGTCCATGCGAGTTCCAGTTGATCTGGGCCGGCGACGCAATCGAAATTGTGACCGTGTTCGACTGCGGCTGCTGAAATGTGACCGCCTGCTGCGTGGACTGCGTGACGGTTACGTTCGTTCCGCCGGCCACATACGCCGCTGGCGTCCCCGGCGTCAGGGTCGCACCCTGCGTGTGGAATCTGAAATAGCCCGCACCCAGCTCAATCGCCATCGTTTGCGTCGTGCTGTAGGTGAACGGGATGAGCCTGGTGCGCTTGGTCGAATCCTTGACCTCACGCACGAATGCGGTACCCGGTCGATTCTCGGCCGGACCCTGCGGCAGCGCGATGAAGTTTCGCATCGTCGCCGCACCTGTTTGGAACTTCACGTCATCGACGCGGCCGAACATTTCCGGCGACATCTCGCCGCCCGCGAAGGACCGGAAGTATTGCCGGGTGCTAGGCATTGGTTAGCGTCCGCTTACCCAGGGCGTGATGTGTTCGGGGCGCACGTTGCGCTGGTTCGCGTCGGATGCGCGAGCCTGCTGGAGATACGCCATCATCATCTGCGTACACTGCTTGCCCTGCTGCGCGCCTTCCGTGCCCTTCACGACCGGGCCGGCCAGCATCGACGCAAGGTGCCAAGACAGGGCCATCACGAACAAGGGGTCGAACTTCGTCGTGTCCGTGACCAGCGCCTGATAGCGGAGTAGTGCGTTCTCTTGGTTCGTGTAGATGACCTTGTTGCCGCTGGTATCGGTTTCGATCTGATACTGCTGCGGAACATATGTTCCAGCGCCCACGAATGGCGCATTGACCCAACCCCATCCGGCCATGTCGGTCGGGAAAGGCTTGATCGCGTAGTCGTTTTCGGCCTCGGGCGGAAGCACCGCCACGGCCGTCATCATGTCGCCAGGACACGCATAGGCATACCGCCACATGGTGTACGGCATTGTCACCGACGCGAGCGTGACGCGGCGGGACGCGAAGTTCCACGTGTGCATTTGCAGCAGGCTGTCGCGCGCAATCGGATAGAACCGCGCGCAATGCTCCGACTGCGATGAACCCTCTGGCGGATCAATGCTCGAGACGGTCGCATCATCGCCAAGGTGCGCCAGCGCCAGATTGCAGATTTCGACTTCGCTCGCCATGCTGCTCTCCTGCGCGTAGAGGAGGGCCGGGACTAGCCCGACCCTCCTCCTTTGCGCGTCACAGGTTCAGAGTGTCAGCCGTTCTCGTTGACAATCGCCGTCTTGCGTGGCCGACCCGGACGCCTGACGGCGACCGCATCGACCTGCACTTCCGGATCATGATCCAGCTCCGGCTTCTTGTCCAAGTACTCAAGGTTCGTGTTGAACGACCCCTTGTACTCAAACTCGTCACCGGGCTGTCGCAGTCCGTTGTCCACGAAACACAGAATCTTGGCNNTTGACTCTTGCCATGTGTTCACCTCATCACGAAACCGTGAAGCCACTCGCGTAGAACCGCTTGCCGTCCTGGATGTCCAGCACGACGTCAGCGCGAACCGCGCCGGCGGTGTGGGTACCAGTCGTGACAATGTTGGCACCGAGGTATCGCACCGCAGCACTGCCCAGCGTCTGCTGCGGATTGATGCGAACCACGATCTGCGCGCCAACCACAAGGCTGGCGAGCGCGATCGGGCCGGTTTCGCCCACGACCTTCGGAGACGTGTCCAGATCGTCGGTGCTGTCCACCACGACCTGGAAGGTCGCGTTGGTGCCACCAGCGAACGCAGTCGTGACGGTGAAGATGCAGTACAGGTCCGTACCTTCTCCGATGTCACGGTTCTGCGATCCCTGCGCGACGGTGTACACGGAACCGCTGGCGGTCGCCGTGTATGCAGTATTGCTCTGCATGTCGATCACGTCAGGGAAGTCGTAGGTTCCGGCTGAACCAAACGTGCTGTGAGTGAGGCTGCCGAGCAGCATGTTGTTGTCAAGAATCATGTTGTGTGTCCTTTCTG